TATATTTCTGGAGTTAGAGCAGAAGAAAGTCCAGCAAGAACAATGGGTCTGACGTATGATGTAACTTATAAATGGATAACTTGGGGAAAGCAACTAAATAATGATTTGCAGCATTTCACTTTTTATCCTATTTATGATTGGAGTTATACAGATGTCTGGAAAGCGATTGAAAATAATGACTGGGAGTATTGTAAGATATATGATTTTTTATATCAAAAGGGAGTACCTATTAGAGATATGAGGGTTAGTAATTTGCATCACGAAACGGCACTAAAAGGTCTGCATAATTTACAAGAAATAGAGCCTAATAATTGGAACGCATTAACAAAAAGGTTAGATGGTATAAACACCACAACACAATTAGGACACGAGCAATATAAAAAATTAAGTACTTTGCCCTTTATGTTTAGTGATTGGAAAGAGTATAGGGATTATTTATTAGAAAATTTAATAACAGAGGAGTACCGAGAAGGTTTCGTTAAGTTTTTTGCTAATATGGATAGAAAATATGTTTTGCTTGTTGATGTTGATGATTTATATAAAACACAAATAGCGAGTATCTTAACAAATGATTTTGAATATACTAAAATGAAGAACTGGAAAAAGAATCCACAGGTAGGAACTTTCGTTAAATGGACAAACGGAATTAGAACAAGAAGAATGTTAAAAAACAAATTTATTCCACAAGAAAACCTAATACAAGAAATTGAAGAATATGAGCAATCAAAATAAAGAGGAAAAAGAATTTTACGACAAGCACCCAGTAAATAATGTAATATGGGTAGATGTTGATAATGTACAAGCAAATGATTATAATCCAAATAGTGTTGCTAAAGTAGAATTAAAATTATTACATACATCAATATCTCACGATGGCTATACGCAGCCAATAGTAACTGTATATGATGAATTATTAGATAAGTATGTAATTGTAGATGGATTTCACAGACACCTAATTTGCAGCACATATAAAGACATATCAGAATCAACAAGAGGAAAAGTGCCTATCGTAGTATTAAACAAAGCAATCAATGACAGAATGGCTAGTACAGTAAGACATAACAGAGCAAGAGGAAAACATAGCGTTAATGGAATGTCATCAATGGTATTTACAATGCTTTCGAATGGTATGTCTGACGCAGAAATCTGTAATGAGTTAGGAATGGAATCACAAGAGATAGTAAGATTAAAACATATAACTGGCTTTAGTAAACTATTTAAGGAAACACCTTATAATAAAGCTTGGGAAACTGACAGACAAATTAACATAAGAAAATTTTATAAAGACAATGGAGAAGAAGCAACCAAAAACGAATTTAAAAAAAGAAATAGTAAACATACCAATAAGGAAGATTAAACCCTATTGGAGAAATGCTAGAAAAAATACTGAAACAATAAAACTAATAAAAGAATCTGTCACAAGATTCGGATTCAATGGTACTATATTATTAGATAAGGACTACACAATAATAAATGGACACGGAAGATTTGCTGCGTTAGTGCAATTAGGCTGGGAAGTAATTCCTTGCGAAATATCTAATTTAAACGAAAAAGACACAAAAGCATTACGAATCATAGACAATAAAATATCAGAAAAAACAGAATGGAGTGTTGATGAGTTAATGATGGAGATACGAGAGATAGGAGAGATTGAGCAGATGCAGAAATATTTTAATGTAGATTTGCATCAATGGTTAGATGTATCTGTTGGAGTAACTGTTAATGATGTAACAGAATCAGATGTTGAAAAATTTAAAGGAAATCAAGAAACACAATTTACAGATAGAGTAAATTCTAACATAGAAAATATGATAGAAATAACTTGTCCCCATTGTTTAGAAACGATTGAAGTAGGTCAAAAACAATTAGAAGATAAATTAAAATAAGATGACAGATGTTACAAATAGTGACAGAGGAAGCGACAAAGCACACAAAGCTGAAATCGACACTACACACTATGCCAAACAGATTAACGAGAAGGAGAAGGAAATAATAGAGAAGGAAATGCAAATGATGGTAGATGATTTAGCATTGGCTAATAATCTGTATCCAGTCAAGAAGCAAGAAATGTTAATCGCATTAGAAAAATCATTAGGGATTATAACCCCAGCTTGTAAGGTGGTAGGTATTGCAAGACAAACACATTACAGATGGCTGGTAGAAGATGAAGTGTATAAAAAGTTAGTTATTGATGTGCAGATGACTAAACGAGATTTTGTCGAAAGCTCTGTTTATCAATTAGTACAAAAGGGAAATGTTCAAGCAACATTGTATGCTAATAGAATAAACAATACAAGAGGATATTCAGAGAATATTGAACACACTGGGGCAGAGGGAGAGCCTATTAAATTTATAGAAATCAAAAATTATGAAAAAGAAGAATAGTCAAAAACAAATGTTCTTTGAGATATGGAATGAACGTGAACACGTTTGCACTAATTGCAAAAGGCATTTAGGTAACGAGCCATTAGCACAATATTTTAGTCATATAAAGCCAAAAGGATTATATCCAGAATTAAAATTTGACAAAGACAATATTCAGTTGTTGTGCTTTGAATGTCATTATGCTTTTGATTTTCAAGGAGAAGACAAATACCAGTTAAAGCATAGAAGATGAATCTATCAATAAAGCAAACTATCGCATTAGATATATTAGAAGATAATAAAACTAATAGTCTGTTGTTCGGTGGTGGTGCTGGTGGGGGTAAGTCATTATTAGGGTGTTATTGGATATTAAAAATGTGCTTAAAATATCCTAACACCAGATGGCTAATTGGAAGGAGTAAATTACATACATTAAAAGCAACCACATACAACACACTTCTCGAGGTAATTAAAATGCAAGGGCTAACATCTGCCGACTATAAATACAACGGACAAACTGGATTTCTAACATTTAAAACTGGAAGCCAAATAGTATTTAAAGATTTATTCTATTATCCATCAGACCCCTATTATGACAAACTTGGGAGTATGGAGATTACTGGTGCATTTATAGACGAAGCGTCGGAAGTAACGCAAAGGGCATTTCAGATATTGTCATCAAGAATACGATTTCAATTAGATGATAATGGATTAATACCAAAGATATTACTAACGTGCAATCCGACAAAGAATTGGCTATATACAGAATTTTATAAACCAGATGAGGACGGCACATTAGAAACTCATAGAAGATTTGTCAAATCATTGGTAACAGATAATCCTTATATTAGTAAGCATTATATTGGACAATTAAATAGGCTGGATAGAATCAGTAGAGAAAGGTTATTAAATGGAAACTGGAAATATGATGATACACAGAACAAGTTATTTGACTATGATGCTATTAATGATATGTTTACTAATAATTTTGTAACAGATGGAGAATCTTATTTGAGTATTGATATAGCACGATTTGGTGCAGATAGTAGTGTTATATGTTACTGGAATGGCTGGAGATGTGAAGAAATAAAGCAATTTAAAAAATATAGCATTGTTGCATTGGCTGATGAAGTAAATAAAATGGCTATTCAATATAAGGTAAGGAGAGGAAATATCATAGCAGATGAAGATGGTGTTGGTGGTGGTCTTGTTGATATGGTTAGAGGATGCAAGGGATTTGTAAATAATAGCAGAGCATTGTTAGGAGAGAATTATAGTAACTTAAAAACACAATGCTATTACAAATTAGCTGAGAAGGTAAACAAAGGAGAAATATTTTGTAGGGCAGATATGAAAGTAAAAGATTATATTGTGCAAGAATTGGAAGTTGTTGAGATGAAAGATATGGATAAAGACAATAAATTACAAATAGTAAGTAAGGATAAAATAAAACAAAACATAGGCAGAAGTCCAGATTTCTCTGATGCGTTAATGATGAGAATGTATTTTGAATTAAAGGTATCAAACAAAATTACCTATTACGGATAAACTGCACTACACTAATTAAACTAATAAATATATTTGCATATGATTATAGTAGAAGTAGATGGAAGAAGGGTTGAGATACCATCAAAGTATTCTGAAATAAAGGTAGCTGAATTTACTAAATTATGGAAAGTGTTAAACAAGTATGATTTGACACAAGAGGAAGATGAGATTAAAAGGGGAATAGACGAGATGGATTGCACAATAGAAGTTTGTGCTATGTTGTTAGGGATTTCAAGGGAAGAAGCAAATGGGCTGCCGTATGATAAGGCAAGTGAGATAATTGGAATCTTTAACGGATTATTAAGCGAGGATAATCAAGAGGACGATTATAGTGGCTGGTCATTTGTCCACAATGGAGAGGGCTATTATTTTCCAAAATTGTCATTAGATAAAATGACCTTTGGAGAGTATGCAGAAGTTAAGCAAATAGAGTCTATGTTAGGTAAAAATGTAGACGATAGATTTGATTTCATACCTCAGCAGATGGCTATATTATGTAGAAAAAGTG